CAAATATATGTTAATGAATATATGGGAGGTATAGGTAAACCAGCTGGTTTTGAAGATGCTAAATTAGCTACTAGAAACATTCCAACCAGAGCAATCTCTTTAATGTGGAATCAACGTTCAGTGGACACTCCGCTAGGACTTCCGTTCAATATCGCGTCATACGGTCTGCTCTTACACATCATTGCGCAAGCAGTCAACATGGTACCTGACCAACTCGTCGGTAACCTTGGAGACGTTCACATCTACAAGAACCAGCAAGATGGCGTCAAAGAACAGATCTCACGTCTTCACTTGGCACATCCACTACCAAGCCTATCAATCAACACAGAATTCTGGCCAACAGAGGGTGGAGAATGTGGCGTAGGTCCTCTAACCAGCAATGTAGACTCCTTGATAAATAATATGCAAATTGATGACTTCACACTCATTGACTACGTCTCTGAGCCGGCCATCAAAATGCCACTGTCTAACTAGGATGACCGTTAAGAAGATATCTCTAGACCGAGAGAACCGGATGCTCAGGGTTGGCTTTGGCCTTCACAGCGGTGCCTGGTTCTTTCGGATAGACCTTTGGTGGGTTGGACTAAGAATAACAAAATAGACGTAGAGATGAGTCAATTTGAGAGTTTCCTGGAAAAACTGAAAGAGCAGTCTTTCACTATCATTGTCCTGGTTGGAGTCATGTACTATCAGAACCATCTCTTCACAAAGCAGATGGAAGAGTACAAGAGGATGGTCCACGAGAAAGAGGACCAGGTGACCAAGGTCATTGACTCTGAACGACAGAGGTTATTAGAAAGAGAGAAGTATCTCATGGAACAGAGGGATAAGTTTATTGATAGGTTGGAAGAAGAAGTAAGTTATGGCAAAAAAGATTAAAGCACTCTTCATCAGTGACGTACACTTGGGTAGCCGAGGATCTGACGCCAAGTCACTGCATGCCATGCTGAAAGAGTATGAGCCAGAGAAACTCTTCATCGTTGGAGACTTCATAGACGGTTGGCTCTTAAAGAAGAGGCACTACTGGAACAATGACTATACACTGGTCATTCGAAAGATACTGTCATACGCAAAGAGGGGAACTGAAGTGATCTATGTCACTGGAAACCATGATGAGTTTCTGCGTCAGTACTCACCACTGGACTTTGGAGACAACATCAAGATAGTTGATGAGTATGTTTGGAAAGGCTACTTCATAACCCACGGAGACAAGTACGACGGTGTGGTCAATCTAAGGTGGCTTGGAGTTCTGGGTTCAGTAGGCTACGAGATTGCAATCAATCTCGACCGCGCCATGAAATTCTTTGGCTATAGGAAGTCATTGAGCAAGTGGGCAAAAGACAGGGTCAAGGCAGCAGTGAAGTTTGTCACGGCATTTGAGTCGCAACTTGCTTTTCAGGCCAAGAAGCGGGACTGTACCGGTGTTATTTGCGGACACATACATAAACCCGAAGACAAGAAGGTTGAAGGAATTCACTACCTCAACTGTGGGGATTGGATTGAGAACAACAGCTACATTGTATACGAAAACAAATTAAAACTAAAAAGATATGAAAAAGTACGCAATTAGATCATTGACCAGCGGCGGATTCTGGTCACGTGGATCGCGTTTTGACAACTGGAACCCTGATGTCATCCTTTTTGAGTCAGAGAGCCTTGCCATTGAATACGGCACGATGCAGGTTGCAGGTTCTTTCGAAGTTGTCACCGTCTACAAGGCCTGATCATTTATATAGAAGAAAACGCCAAAGGTATGTCTTCTTCTATCTGGAACATTTATCGCACCGAGGTCAGTGATGACGGTATGGTGGTCTCTACCCTATTCTGTGATGCATATAGTATTGATGCCGCAGGTGAAATAGTAAACGTCTTGGAGAAGTACTCCAAAAAAACTTCCGGTAAAAATTATTCCTACCATATTGAAAAAAAGTTTCAAAATGGAACACGTAGAGACATTTCTGATCTTGGTTGTGGAGCATAAAGGGATATATAGTATGAACTAAAAATACTATACCATGAAATGACACTACTCACAATCGACTCTACTGCAGCCGCAGGTTCACAGTTTGGTGTGTTTGAAAAACTCACAGACTATGGAGCTCTTGGTCTCATTGTACTAGCCCTTGGCTATGTAGCTTGGATGTTTGTTAACAAGCTTAAGAAAGAGAACGAAGACCTAAAGAAGAAGGTTGAAAGCCTTCAGGAAAGACTCCTCGAAACAAAGCTTCACAAGTAATGCTTTTGCAAGTATCACCGACAGCGGGCGTCTTTGACGTCCTTGTGCAGTATGGTGTTCTGGGAATAGCCACACTGGGACTTGGTTGGGCATGTTGGAAACTTCTCCAGCGTCAATTAGATGCGGAAACCCGACTTAATGAAAAGATTGATGAACTTGATGTTCGCTTTAACAAGTATGTGGATGAGGATCACGGCAAACTTAAAGAGACCGTCGAGACTAATACTAAGGCATACTTGGAACTTCGAGACATGATTGTCATTACACACAAGAAATGATATGAAAGCAAAACTTTTGTACACAATGCTCATCGCTTCAGGGGCGATGGGCTTTGTTGTTTATCAAGTAGGATCAGCGGGCTCTGGCCACGTTGATGTCGTAGTTGAGAACAACGGCCTAAAGAATGAAAATGCTGGACTCAAGGCAGAGAATGCTGAACTCAAAGAAGAGAACGCATCTCTGGACTCCATGAATGAGGCTTTGACCTCTGATGCACTTGCTGGCAAAGACAGCCAGCTAATCGTCGATGCTGTCGCGAACAGGATCGAGGCCAAGATCGAGGCCAAATACCAAAATCAAATATCCACACTTCAAGATGAAAATCAACGTCTTAAAGAAGATCTTAGTGATCTTGATGCTACTGGTCGCAGGATCCCTCTCGGCCCAATCAAATAAGACTAAACAAAAATACCCCCAGACTAAAGTATATCGTGGTGACTCTGTTGTTATTCTTACTGTTGAACAGTCCGAAGAGATCAATCGCACGTTTAAGCAGCAGGTCGCAGCAATCGATTCATTCAGATCGATAACTGACACACTCATAAAGTACAAGGACTCTGTCATCGTAAAGTACGTAATGACGGACAGTGTCTTAAAGGTCACGGACTCGCTTAAGATTGAACTAGAGAAGTATAAGAAGAAAGTAGAAGAGGCAGCTCGTCTCGGACTCTTTGTCACATACGACTCTATCCGTGAGCAAGCCAAGTTTCTACCTTTTGACAAGGGTTCCAAGATCAATCTTAAAGAGACACAGACAGGTGTAAAGATCTTTGCAACCAGCTATTCGCAGTACACAACGTCTCGTCTATTGCTAGGGACTGGTCTGACATTTGTCAGCGGTCTAGCGTATGGAACGAGCAACGAGATCACCAACCATCCGTTTCAGTTTAAGAACACCTTTCCAAACATGCCGACTACTTTCTGGGACCATTACGGAAAGACCGGTCCAAGCAGCTGGCAGAGAGAAACACGTATCGGTAACCTCTGGTTTCGTTCCGACCTATGGCACATATCACGCGCAACCGGTGTATCTACAATGTGTATCGGTATTCCTATTGCTACTTATGAGTCAACCACTTGGAAACAACTGGTCATCAGGAGTTTGATCGTTTCGGCTGGCTATACCGCAGGCTACAACGTGGCAACTAAGCTAATAATCAAATAATCATGAAACTAGGAATATCGCTTTTCTTAACATTGGTCTCGTTAATGGTAGCAGGACAATGTCATTCGCAATGTAATGTGATTCAAAATGGCTCATTCAATTCTTCATGGTCTAACTGGACCAAGCAAACTGGCTGGGGAATTTCAACGTATGGCGGAAACTCTACATCGGCGACTAATATGATTGACAATTCGCCTGCGTCGGGTTATTCGATACAACAATCTGTTTCTAATGTGTCAGGCACAAAAGTTTGGAGACTAACTTTTGATGCTTATGCGCAGAGTCCTAATCCAGGGACTGCTTTCTTGGACTTCTTTTTGGATAACACACGATTTGTTAGACTTGTGAATGCGTCAGGTGCTAGTGGGGCAACATCTATACTTTACAACGGAGCAGTCTCGGTTTCAACTTCTAACTGGTCTTTCTCTACATGGAAAAGAGGATATTCTGTAGAAGTTCCATGGTTGTCAAATGACACTTCAGTAACATTAAAAGTTACTTTCATTTCTAACGGTTCACAGAGAGACTGGGGCGTCGATAACATTGAGTTGTGTCGATACTCCACATTACCGTTAACTGATGTTAAGTGGTCGTTGTCACAAGATAGTCTACGATTAAGCTTTTTGAAAAATGAAGATGATGTTGTACGCATATACACATTTGATGCACATAGCGGAAAGTCTGACCATGTCATTACTACCACGGGAATGCAGGTATCTGTCTTACATGTGTCGAAGTATTACCGCATAGTATCTGATGGCTTTAATAGAGTCATTGGTCCATTTCCTCTAATTGCTGATGACCCAAGGAAATACATACTATCTACAAAACAACTGCTTGGTCAGTATACAAATTAAAAAAACACCTAATTCATGAAAAAGTTTTTTATGCAACTCTTTGATGACAACAATTCCATCAATGAGAAGAGCGTCGTAGGATTCGTTGCATTCTTCTTCCTCTGCATCGCTTTCCTAGTTGACATTGTCACCGGCTACTCTGGTAAAGAGTTCGTTGTAAATGAGATCATCTTTGATGGTTTCATGGTGATGGTTCTTGGATCATTTGGTATTGCATCCGTCGACAAATGGATCAACAAGAAGAAAGATATCAAATCACCTGAGGACTCTGCACCTGAGGAATAAAAATAACAAACAAGTATGTCTTACACAAGAGAACAGATTGAAAAAGCGGTCAAGGCAAAAGGCTACGCCTGGTTTGAAGGAGCTAAAGACTATGATGTAAACATCGTAGGTGTCCGTAACTCTGCAACCGGAAACAAAGTGACCAACGTATTTGATGATCACTTAACAGTATCTTACAAAGTTGGCGGTGAGTGGAAATTTCACGTATGGTCAGCAACTACAGATCCTGGAAAGAAGGGCGTAATGGAGTATCATAACGCAGCCGGTGTGGCTCGTCTTGTTGAGGGTCAGTACCGCGGATCTCACGCGATCGGACTTCACCAAGGAAAGTACGAGGCTCTTAAGCAGGCCAAGAACGTAAAAGTCTACCGTGACGCAAACCGTGATATGACCTACGACGAGACTAAAATCGCAGAAGGCGTATTTGGCATCAACATTCACAAGGCCGGAACAGACTCAACTTATGTAGAGAACTGGTCAGAAGGTTGCCAAGTATTTAAGAAAGCTGCTGACTTTGAGTCTTTCATGGCAATCGTCCGCAAGGCAAAAGACATTCACGGAAATTCTTTCACCTACACTCTTATTGAATCTAGCGACATCAAGTAAAAACTTAAGGGGCTTCGGCCCCTTTTTTATCCAACCCTGAAACTTTTTTCAGATACCGAATAAAACTAACATCAGTTGGTTCCGGGGAATTAAAGTACTCTAGTAGCAACTGATAGCAAGGGTCCGCTTGGAATCGACAGGCAGATGACAGTTCTTTGAAGTGCAAGCCGAGCT